CCCGCCTTGTGCGGCAAGGGAACGGTTAAGCCCCTTCTCTCCCTCACTTTGACGGAATGCATAACCGGGGTCGGCTTGGAAGTCCTCAAGGCCGAAGGGCTTGGCAAGGGAGCCGAAAGAATCCCCGCTGTTTAAAGCCTGCATCTTCGCATCGAGCGCGGCGTTCAGCCCCGCCCAATCCGTCACATCTCCCTTTGTCTGTTTCGCAAGACCGCCGTAAGTCATGCTCATGTCTTTGGGCAGCTTGTTCAGGTTTACAGGAAGCCCGTTGGCGTCCATGATGATGTTGCCGCTGGCGTCTTTGAAGGTGTAACCCTTCGTCTGCGTTCCAACGGGCATCGGTGTCGCGCCCTTTTTGGCGTTTTGCTTTTTACCCGCAGGAGCCAGCGCGGATATTGCGCCCATCATATTCCCGTCGCCGGTGGTGAATTGCGGGAGCAATTGCGCCATCAGGGTTTGGCGGTCAACCGGAATGCCCATAAGCGCGGCGAGCATCGAGTTTGCGCCGTAGCCAGTCGAGCGATAGGGTGCAAGGTCGTCGCGGTTCTGGTTGTAGATTTGTTTCTGGACGGCTGCGGCGTTGTTTGCGGCTGCGGCTTGAGCGTCTGCAGCATCCCCCGCGGCGCTGCTTTGCATCATGCTTCCGGCAAGCCCTATCGCCGGGCCTATCAGTGATGTGGGCATTACTTACTCCTGTATGTTCCGCCGCGCCTTTCAAAGCCGTATCTTAAAAACATACGGTCTTTGCGGTCATGGTCGGTGTCTGTGTCGGTGAAAATGTTCAGTTCTAATCCGGCTTCCTTGGCAAATTCCCTTGCCACTTTCAAAAGCTTCAATCCCGCGCCGTTCCTGTATTCAGGCTCAACATAATAAATCAGGTTGCAGAGCGTCATAACATCGCCCCACCATGATTCCACGGCAAGGAGAGCCATCAGGCCGGTGTAGTGCTTGCCTTCTTTAGATGCGAAAACAGCTCCATTCTCAGCGCACCGTTTCAGGGATGCGCGGAGCTTTTCAGGGTTGATGTTCTTCAGCTTGAGTTCTTCGGCCTCTTTCAAGGCAAGTGGTATCAGGCGAACAGTATCTTCAGGCTGAACCAGAACAATCTCAGTCATTACCGGATAAACTTGTTGCCCATCAGCGAGCCTAACAATGACGGGAATCCTCCCGTATGTTGCCCCCTTGGAATGAAATCATCAGCATAAGGAGGCAAAGGGCCTGAAAGAGGCGGCATGTTTGAACCGCCGAAGAACCCGCCGCCTTGAGGCGGTGTAAATCCTCCCTGGCGTTGTCCCCCTAACCATCCGCCATGGTGGGGATGAGGTTTGTATCCCTTCATTCCCATCTGGCCGTTCATACCTAAAAGAGCAGTTGGCATTTTTACCTCGCCTCTATGATTCCTGAAATCGTTATTGGTGCAGTTACAGTTGTCCAAGTCGGCGTGTATATGCGCCCGTTAGACGCAAAGACCGCCGTGCCTATTGGCAATATCGTCGTTTCGTTTATCGCTATCAGATGCCCGAAGGCAGAGCCGGTCAGCGGGAAGTTGTTGAGATACGTTGTCCCCGCGACAGAGCTGGTATTCGTTCCCGGCACGATACGAACCCGCACTTGGTAAAGCGTCTGAGACAGGCGCTTGTAAAATCCGGTGTGTGTCGCCGTTCCAGATTCCGTCAGGCTCGTATAGGTCGGCGTCCATGTGTCGCCGGCATCCCCTCGCCACATCGCCTTTACATGGTCAATCCAGCGTTGACCGCCAAAAGGCTCGTAATCAGGCGGTGGCGCTATCATTTCAGGTAAGCCCCGCGAATAGCCACCTTCACAGGGTCGGAAATCGAGCATTCTACGGTGAAATTCTCGCGCAGGCCGAGCTTCCGCCACATCGCACGGGGAAGGTATTTACCCATTGCCCCGATATCCGTATAAAGCTCCGGCCCCCAGGTCTTGCCGAAGTCCCTTGATACCCTTATCCACGCCTGCGGGTCAGAGCCTTGACCAGTATAAAGACCAACACCCCTCTCAAAATCAACTTGAAGAGAGTTTGCACGGAATACCTCCCCATCGTTCTGGAAGTGTCGGCATATTCTGGTTCTCTTTATCGGGTCGCCGTCATCGTCGTATAAATCCATTCCCATGCGGTATATATCGCCGCTGGTCTTGTCTCCGACGAAATTCACGCCATAGGCAAACATGCTGTAAGCGGCGCGGTGTTGCTCAAATTCCCCGCTGCTGTTCAGGTAAGCCCGTTCATGCCATTGCCCGGTTGAAACGTCATAGACATGCGAGGTTTCAAGGTCGCTGCCGGTCAGGAAGTAGAACGTATGCCCGTTTTCCTGATAAACGAAAGCCTTTAGGTCTGATATATCCGTAACCGCCTGAAGCTTCTCCGCGACAGCGGGGGTTGAAATCACAACAGGGGAAGAACCCTGCATCTTGTAAACCTGCCCAAATCCCTTGTCGTCCTGCCCTACCCAGAAAATAGTGTTGTCGATAGAGCAAACGGACTGAGCCGCCGCGCATCCAGTATCAATCCGCGCCGTCCTCGTAAAAGGAAAGTCCGTTGCGCCCGAATTGGTGTAAAATTCCGTGGTCAGGTCGCCGAAGATAATCAGGAGGTTATTTGTCGCAAAAACCCTTACGATGTTATCCGGCAAGCCCTCCGCCGTGGCGAAGTCCAGTGCGTCCCATGATGTGCCGTCATACAGCGCCGAAATATAGAATTGCCCCGTTGCGGGGTCGTTGACGATAAAGTACCCGTCAAGAAAACAGACAGAACCCGCGCCGGGAAAGTCAACGTCCGAAACGGCGGCGAATGCGTTTGATGTGTAGTTGTAAAGGTACAAAGACGAGCCGTCACATATGGCAAGCTCCGTGCCGTTGTCTGCCATCGTACAATCCCCGATGTTGGTGCTCATGTTGCCCCAGACATAGGTTGTTGTCGCCGTGGCGTTGCCAATCTCAAAAAGACCGGACGCGGATACGACAAAAGCGCGGCCATTTGCCGCCGTCAGCATCCCGCGAATTCCGCCAGTGTTAAAGTTGGTGACGTAATCAATCCCCGGCGTCCCATACAGCGCCGTTACATTCCCGCCCGATACGATGGGGAAAAGGTTTATGCTTCTCTGGGTGTCAACCGAGGTTGAGCCTTCCTCGTTTGAGGGGCCGACAAATGGAAAAATCAAGTGTCAGTCAGGATGCTTCCAATCCTGCCGCCTGGACATTCATAGCTCATGTCCGTTTGCCTTGCCCTTGTGCTTTTCAGCCGGCCGAGAGATTTTGCTGCCTCCATCAAAACAAGTTGCGGAACCTCTATTTCAAATTCAGGGGCCATCATGATAGCGAGGTTGTGCTTTATCGCGTGTTCCCAGCCGGGAGGAAGGGAGAAGGACGTTGACAGCGCGGCGTAAGACGAAACCTGCTTTTCGGAGTTGATGTAAAGGGAATTCGCCGCTGAAGGCGTTTCCCAGAGGCGTATTTTCCCAAGCGTGAATTGAGGGTCATAGTTGAGGAAGCGCGGAATATTCGAGGTCGTGGACTTGTCTGAAATCCAGTTGTATTCCTTCTCAGACACGATTTTCAGGGGGTAATCCGTGGTGTTTTCCCTGATAAACCCATGCAGGATTTGAATGGGCCTTGTCGTGTTGAAAGTCCCGCTTGAGCCTATGGTATATGTCGCGGTGCCGGGGGTAAGCGTGAAGTTCTCCCATGTCTGGGAGTAAATCAGCAGCCCGTCATTCGCCCATGAGCCAAGCATGGCGTTCAGCGTTTCCAGCCCGTCGTCAGCCTCGTCACTGTCCAAGGCTTCGCCCTTGCGGGTGACGCCTATAAGCCTGGCCGATGCCGCGATTATGTCGCTTGCGGTTGTCATTTAAAGTATGACGCCGTGATGATGGGGGTTGCCGCCGAGACAATGCTGATTTTCGCGGCGCTTCCGTTCAGGAAAAATCCATCAGGGTTTTGCACGGATGCAAGGCCCGTGGTGGTGTCGCCCGGAACAGACGCGCAGGGGATAATCGTCACGTTGTCAATCGTTCCCGTAAATCCTGTTGCGGTGAAGGTCAGGACTTGGGTAGAGCCAGCGGTGAGGATTGCCGCCGTGGTGGTCGAGGAAGAAACCGTTGCGCCTGGAGTGCCGCCGCCAATATCGAGGGCAACAGAGCCTGCCGAGCGCGTCGTGGTGTAGGTGCAGTAATAGGTCTGTCCAGAAACCAGCGGATAAGCCGCGTTGACCGTCTGAGTCAGGTTGGTGGAGATGCCGCCCGTTGCGATAGCCGTTGCGCCGTCAGTTGTCCAGCCCGTTCCCAAGCCCCATGCCGTGACCGATACGTTATCAATCGTCCCTGTAAATCCAGAGCCGGTAAAGGCGAGCAATTGAGTCGTACCCGCCACGATGGTTTCAACGAATGTTGCGCTTGAGCTTCGAGCCGTTCCAGAAGTGCCGCCGATGGAGGGGGTAACGGAACCCGCAGAACGTGAAACGGTATAGGTAATGGTGTAGGTATAGCCCGCAATCAGGGTAATAGCCGAGGTCTGGGAAAGCGCCGTTGAAATAGCGCCGGAAGCATCAGCAACGCCCGCCGCAATCGTCCAGCCCGTGCCTTTCGTCCATCCGGTGTCAGTCGTGAATGCCCCGTTTGTGACGTATTCGGCAAAGGTGCCGTTGGTCGCCCTGTCCGTTGCATCATCCGTGCTAAAGACTTGCGCATAGAAGTTGTCCGTGGTCGCCTGCCCCCTGCCAAACTTCACATATTTGGCCTTCAGGCCGGTGTTGTCGGTGGGGATGGTGAAAAGCTCCGGCACATTCGCCGCAAGCAAAAGAGCGTCAGTGTATAAGCCCAAACCGGGCAGCAAGCCCTCTTTATATTGGGGAAGATGTGCCATTTAAAACTCCTGAAAAGAAAGCTGGCCCATGCAATGCAGAGGGGCCAGCCGTGATTTAGTTGAGGCAGATAACAGTCAGGTCAGCGTTGGACGCGCCGGGGTCGCCGGAAACGGTCACAACGACTTGGTCAGTGCCGGGAGCAGCGGAACGCACATAAACGGAGTTGGTAGTCACTTCGTTCAGAGATGCAACGCACTTGCTGCCAGAGGTCACGCCGGTAAGCGTCACGGTCTTGGAGGTCTGGCCGTTAGCCACAGCATCCGTTGCAAAGCGGAAAGCCGTAATCGCCGTGCCGTTGGTGCTGTTGATTTGCAGGCCAGAGTCCATCGTGATGCCGCTGTCAAAACCAGTGCCGATTTTGAGCGCTGTTTCCGTTACCTGAGCGTCACCCGTCACGTTGGCAATGTTGATTGCCGTTGCCGTGTTGGTGCCGCCTGAAGCGTTCCCGATGGTCGTGTCGATGTTCAGGCCGTAATGGATATTCGTGCCAGTC